ATGGAGCTGGTAATGGATTCGAAAGTACCATGGAAGGCCATTTCCTTGTTGAAACGGGTTTCGTAGGTAAGGGGCATAAAGGTAAAGGTGATTCTTCAAGTTATAATGGTATTGTAGTAATGAGGCATTTTAAAAATGGATTAGAAAGAAAAAGTGAATTTAGCTTGGGCGAGGCATACAATCATTATTCAAGAATCATATATTCTCTTATAGAACCTAAAAAAGCAGAAAAAATAGAAAATCCATTCATATTTATGGAAACAGCTCCTGGTAAAATAATGGGATTATGTGCATATGGTAATAAGGACAAAATAAAACTTCCAGATATATTTGAAATTACATATGATAATTACTTTCCTACAATTTATACAAATCCATACTCTGATATAAGGCAAGTTCAAAAATATGAACCTGTAGATTTAGCTGCTTGGTTGCAATATCAATTTGAAGAAGCATTACTTAAATATTTCGATAATTTAGCATATTTTGGTTTTTCATTAGATAATTTATGCTTAGCTGGAGGATGTGCGTTAAATGTCTTGGCAAATAAGAAAATTTTGGACTCAGGGATATTTAAAGATGTCTATGTATTTCCTGGTGCTAATGATTCCGGGCTCCCTTTTGGTGGTGCTATTTACCTGGTTCATGAATATGAAACAGAAAACAACACAGAATTCAAAATCAAACTTCCAGAAAATATTGGATCCTTGGGGAGAGCCTATTCAGTGGAAGAAATATTGGAGGTTGTTAAACAATGAAAATTCAATATTCTGCAACTGGTATAAGAAAAATAATGATGCAAGTAGCAAAGGATTTAGAGAATGGTAAAATAATTGGCTGGTTTCAAGATGGCAGCGAATTTGGACCAAGAGCATTAGGTTTTAGAAGCATATTAATGGATGCAAGAAGAAAGGATGCTAAAAAATATCTTAACGAAAGAGTAAAGCATAGGGAATGGTGGAGACCTTTTGCGCCTGTAATAATGGAAGAACATCTTATGGATTGGTTTTCAATAAATAAACCATCTCCATACATGTTATTCTCAGCAAAAGTTAAAAGTGATAAAAGGAAATTAATTCCAGGTGTGATTCATGAAGATAATACTACTAGAATACAAACAGTAAATATTAAACAAAATCCAAACCTTTATGGTTTGTTAACTTTTTTTCATAAAAATACAAATGTTCCATTGTTATTGAATACATCATTCAATGATTCTGGTAAACCAATAGTAGAAACTCCACAAGATGCATATGATACATTTCAAAATACAAACATAGATATTTTAGTAATGCAAAATGTCTACATAAAAAAGAAAGAGGAATAAATGGCAAATGAAATAGTTGAAGAATCACAAGAATTAATTTTTACTTTAGATGAGCTTAAGAATCAAGCAAAAGAACTTAATAATGTAGTTGTTCAAATGGAATTAAATTGGCGAAGAGCTAAGGAAAATGCAGAAGAAGCACAAAGAAACTTTGATAGAAATAGTGGGGCAGTAGCTGTATTAGTACAATTAATTGAAGCTAAAGAAAAGACTGTAGAAGAAGGTGATGAAAATAATGAAAATGATAATATAGATGACCCTGATTTAGATGAAAGTATAGAAGAAGAATATGAAACTGACTTACCACCTAAAAAGAAAAGAGGTAGACCAGCTAAAAATAAAGCAGATACTGAAGAAATAGATCTTTAAAAACAATAAAATATACGTTTAATGGGTTGCTTGATTAATTTAAGTAACCCATTTGCTTTTGAAAAAAAATGCTTTATATTTATATAAAGGTCCATAGTTTTGTATTCATAAACGTATAAGAGATCTTAAAACGTATATTTTTTGGGAGATTTATCAATGGCGCAAGTATTTGTTAGTGCTGGTGTATATACAAAAGAATTAGATGATTCTTTTACACCAGCAGGTGCAGGTGCGATCGGTGCTGCTTTAGTAGGCCTTACTGATAAAGGTCCTGCATTTCTTCCTATTGAAGTAAATTCAATGGGTGAATTCAGAGACATTTTTGGTGGTCTTAAGGAGAATACTTATACTCCTTACGCAGCAAGATCATACTTGAGACATTCAAGCACTCTCAATGTAGTTAGAGTATTGGGCAGAGCAACAGCCAATGTAGGTACGGCTTGTATTCTTTCATTCCCTAACGCATCAACAGGTGCTTCAGGTACAACTGCTGCAGTTTCAGCAGGTAATTCCGTCTTAGGTGTATTAAGACTTAGAGGAGACGCTGAACAAGTAATGCTTTCAGGTGCTCCAACATCCTTCGACATAGCAATTCCAGGTAAGGGTGTTACAGCAACAAACTTATCTATGACAGAAACAAGTGGTGCATATATTAAAAAGGTGCTTGGAACAGACCCAGTAAACGTCAAATCAGGCGATGCTTTAACTGCAGTATATGTAGATGCAGTATTTGATTATGCAGTTGGCGGATCAAATACAGGTTCAGTGAGTGGTGATAGTGCAGATGGTTTATTCTCTACATGCACAGCTAATTCAACTCAGGTAACTGGTGGATTTAATCCAGCTCAAACACCAATGGTTGTTTCACAAAACTTTAATGGTCAAGTTTATAATTTATTTAGAGCCTTTACAAGGGCAGATGGAAATGCAGCAAATAATAATATCAAGCTTTCTATTACGCAAGTTGATACAACTTCTACAGCAGATCCTGTATTTTCGGTGCTTGTAAGAGATGCTTCTGATGATGATCTTAATCCGCAAGTATTAGAAATATTTTCAGATATGACATTAAATCCATCATCTAAAAACTTTATTGGTCGTGTAATTGGCGATCGTAGACCAGTTTATGATTTAACTCAAGATCCTCCAGAAATTCTTTTTGATGGTAACTATGATAATAAATCTAACTTTATCAGAGTAAGTGTTGAAGATGGATTTCCAGGAAATGCAAGACCTTCTGGATTTAGTGGGCAAGATAAATTTGTTCCTGGTCCTTTCGTTCCAGAAGTACCAATGATTACAGATCACTTGAATGCAAGAAGCGAAGCTGATGCTAATTTATTCTTAGGATATAATTATGGTGCTAATTCAGGTGGTATTGTTGATAGATTAAAGACTAATACAACAACAGCTTCAGGATCTTTAAGTGCTGACACTGGTCAACTTTATTATGCTGTAACGGCTGATTTAACAGGCTCAGGCTCATTATCAGGTAACTATGCTAATGTTGATATGGTTGGATCTAATAGCGGAAACTTTACTTCAACAAATAAAATTAGATTTACTATTGGAACAACAAAAGGTTTTGATGGTCTTGATCCAAGATCAGATAAACTTGTAGATGTAAATGATGGTACTTTATCTGCTGACTTTAATATAGCTATTAAAACATTAAAGAATCCAGATGAAATTGATATTAATCTTGTAGCAGCTCCTGGTGCCCATAGCTCAGGTTCAGGTGGAACAGTTCCTGACATGTTACTTGATATGGTAACTGATAGAGGTGATGCTTTTGCAGTTATTGATCTTGCAAATGGAACAGGAACAGGATCAGGATTAGCATTGTCAGTAGCAAATGCTCAAACAGAAGCAGATAAATATGATTCAAGCTACGGTGCAGCATATTATCCATGGATTAGAATTAACGATCCTGATAATGATAAGTTAGTTTGGGTTCCACCTTCAGTTGAAGTTATTGGTGCCTATGCATTCAATGATAGAGTTGCTCAACCTTGGTTTGCACCAGCAGGATTTACAAGAGGTGGTTTAGAAAATGTTGCTGAAGCAAGACGTAGATTAACTCAAGGTCAAAGAGACGATCTTCAAAATAAGAATGTTAATCCAATTGCTACATTCCCAGGTGCTGGTGTGGTATTATGGGGACAAAAGACGCTTCAAAAGAAATCTTCATTATTAGATAGAGTAAATGTTAGAAGAATGCTTCTTGAAGTTCGAAAAGTAATTGCAGGATTCTCAAGAGTATTTGTATTCGATCCAAATACTACTTCATTAAGATCTAAATTACAATCAACGATAAATAGCTATCTTGGTACAGTTCAATCAGCACAAGGACTTCAAGAATTTAGGGCAGTACTTGATGAAACAACAACTACACCGGATCTTATAGATAGGAATATAGTTAAGGGTAAAATCTTCTTGAAACCTACTACAGCTGCTGAAATTATCATACTTGATTTTTCAGTAACAAGATCAGGAGCAGTGTTCTCAGAATAACATCTACGTTGGCTATAACTTAGTCAAAAAATGATGAAAAAAGCTCAAATATGGGGTCCTTTTTGAAAAAAGAGGATCCTATTTTTATTTGTGTATAAAAATTCTTACTTGCAGTATATTTATATAAAATTTGATAAACGGAGAATAACAAATGGCTACACCAATAGAAGTAAATGCAATGTTAGCCGATGCTTACGAACCTAAAAGACAAAATCGTTGGATATTTGAATTCCAAGATGGTACACTTCCAGCATTCATTGCTAGAACTGCTTCAAAACCATCAGCAACAACAGAAGAAATTGTTATTGATTATATGAATTCAAAACGTTATCTTGCTGGTAAATTTGAATGGTCAACTTTATCGTTAGGTTTATACGATCCAATTTCGCCATCAGCTGCACAAAAAGTTATGGAATGGGTAAGGCTTTCATATGAAAATATTTCAGGTAGAGCTGGATATGCTGCATTTTATAAAAAAGATTTTACACTTAAATCATTAGATGGTGTTGGCGTTCCAGTAGAACAATGGAAGATTGAAGGTGCATGGATTACTGAGGCTAATTTTGGTGATCTTGATATGGCATCTGCAGAAGCACAACAAATAGATCTTACATTAAGGTTTGACAAGGCCGTGCTTCACTTTTGATATAAAAATATTTGTAAGCTTAAAATTATGCTGTCAAATCTTCATGTTATATTATATTTATAATGTATATGAGGATTTGACAATGGAATATAAATGTGATGAATGTATAAGATTATTTAGTTCCTATGATTCCTTAAGAAAACACTTTGCTAGAATGCATAAAATTAATACTGAGCAATTTTATGTTAATTTTTATTTTAATGGCCAATGGCCATTATGTTCTTGCGGTTGTGGTAATAAATTAAAACGCCCACAAACTAGAAATATAAAACTAGGTTTTAAAAATTCTTATCAGCAAGGGCATGCATCTAGAATAAAAAATAATTGGGGTCATAATGAAAATGCTAGAAAGAAAGCAGTTGAAACACAAAATAAATTAAGGGCTGAAGGAAAATTACAAGTATGGAATAAAGGTCTCACTAAAGAAAATCATCCAGCATTAATGGCAATATCTAAAAAAATGATTGGAAGAGAAATAACTTGGAAAGATAAATTATCTAATTATGCTTCTAATAGAACAAAAAAACATCAAGACAATTTAACTAAGTCTATTAAAAATACTGTAAAAAATAATTCTGAAAAATGGAAAAAATTGGGTTGCAATGTTCAAAAATATAGAGCTAAATATAAATTCAATAAACAAGAAATTAAATTTTATGAAGAATTTTTAATTCCTATATTTAATACAGATCATATTAAGCAACAGCAATGGATTAATGGGCATGTAGTAGATTTTATAGTTTCTACATTAAATAAATTCGATACAGTCATAGAATATTATGGTGATTATTGGCATGGCAATCCAGATAAATATGAAGATAATTTTATTATAGAACAAATTAATTGTTCTGCATTAGATAAAAGAAAAAATGATATTGCTAGAATAGATGAAATAAAACAATGTGGTTATAAAGTAATTATTGTATGGGAAAATGATGTAAAACATTCACCATTAAAAATAAAAAAAATGTTAGAAAATAGGAGGATTCATGGCAGAACCAAAGAAGCCACAAATTACATTTGAGGCTGAAGGTGATAATGAAATACCTGTAAAGGTAGCAGAACCAACAAAACAAGATCAAGCTGCAGGATTTCAAATTCCAAGAGAATATGTTAAGCTTCCATCAAAAGGCAAAATATATTCTAAAGTTTCATCGTTGTATAAGGCAGAAGAAATTGAAGTAAGGCAAATGACAGCAGCTGAAGAAGATATTTTAACATCAAGATCATTAATTAGAAGTGGCAAAGCTGTTGATATGGTCGTTTCAAGATGTGTTTGTAATAAAGCTGTTAATGTTGATGATCTTTTATCTGGTGATAAAAATGCTATTATGATGGCATTAAGAGTTAGTGGATATGGTGCAGATTACAATATTTCAGTAACATGTCCAAGTTGTTCAGAAGAAGCTGATTTTGAATTTGATTTATCTAATTTAGATGTAAATGAACTTAATTTAGATCCTATTGAAGAAGGTGAAAATAAATTTACATATAAGACTAAGTCAAATAATGAAATTGAATTTAAATTGCTTACTTCAGGTGAACAAAAAGAAATATCAGAATATCAAGCTAACATAAAAAGAGCTGGGGGACAATATGCCCAAGTTGATAGGAATGTAACAACAAGACTTAAAAAGCAAATTCTTTCAATAAATGGTAATATCAGCCCTAAAGTAATTAGTGATTATGTAGATTCTATGCCGGTAAGGGACTCAAGAGAATTCAGAAAATTTGTTGATGATAATGAACCAGATATTGTTATGAAACAAATGTTTGAATGTATTTCTTGTGGTCAACGCCAGGAGGTAGATTTACCAATTACGGTAGAGTTTTTTTGGCCTGAATGATACACATAAAAGTTACATATATGAAGAAGTATTCTCATTAACTTATCATTGTAAATTAACTTTTACAGAAGCATTTAACATGCCTGTATGGTTAAGAAAGTGGTGGATTAATAGATCTAATAAAGAAGTTGATGAAATGAATAAGAAAAAATAATGCATTGCCCCTACGAATATTTTGTAGGGGCAATATTTATATAAAATGGAGAGATAATATGAAATTAAAAGATATACTTGATGAAGGTATTTTTACAAGCATAATAAAAAAACTTGGGGCAGTAGACGATGATTCTACTCCAGATTTAGACAAATTAAAAAAAGCACGAAATGCATTAGTAAAATTAAGTAAAGAAAAAATAACTATAAATGGTAAAGAAGCTTCTTTTGATGAAATGCTAGACAATTTATTCAAATCCACCAGATGAAGATATACCAGAAATAAGAGATTATAGATGCCTGATTTTTCACAAGAATTAAATGATGTAATGAAAAATGTTACAGATCATTTAAATTTAGTTGATCAAGAAACTAAATTGCTTAATAATGCGATGCGCGGTGTTGTTAAAAATGTTGATGATTTAGATAAAATAACTAAGCAACAAAGATTAACTGCAGATGATTGGGATAATGCAATAAATGAACTTGTTTCTACACAAGAGAAAAGTAATAATAATTTTGATAAATTGCAAAAAGATCTTGAAACAAAGAAAAAACAAGAAACAAAAGATTTTGAAAAATTAATAGCTAATCAATTTAAGGTAAGTAAAAAGAAAGAAAAGGATGAAAAGTCTATTGGAAAAAAAATATCTGAGCTTGGAAAGAAAAAAGAAAAACAATTACAAGGTGAATTTAATTTTTCAAGAAAGCAACAAAAATTAATTGATAGAAGAACAAAAGAAATAGACAAAAATTTTAAGCTAGAGATGAGCCAGGCTAAAAAAGAATTAAAGCATAACCAAAATACTTTAAAAGAAGGGATTGCAGAGTTAAAAGAAAGAAAGAAAATA